TATCTTCAGATAAGTATCATAAACAGCATGTAAATCTTGTTCAGATAACCCTGCTTCTAGTGTTTCCATCAACTTAAAATAGTCTCCTATTGTATCTCGATCTAGATTTAAACTATACAGTTGATTTAGTAGATCGATTGCCTGTTGTGGTGTATTAGCTACTATCTCTTGTGTTTCTTTACTCTTTACCCCATAGTTATGAGAGAATGTATAGCCTTTGTGAGAGAATAAAGATACAAGTAATTGTGTTCTATGTAACCCTTTTACGTTTCCTGAATATGTAGCTGAGTGATAAGCAAATGAAAGCCAGTCTACATCTCCTACATTTACATCTATTTGAACATTCTGCCCTACTGCTTCATTATTTTCGTCATACTGAGGGAATAATAGGAATAAAGCTCCTGCTCCTGATCCTTTTACATCCGATATTATCTCTGTATCTACTTCTAATATTTTTTGTGCTACTGCTACGATTACAGCTCTTTTCATCAACTGATCATCAGAAGATGTTCTAGCTCTTTTTTTAAATCCGGTAAATAAGTCTTGAACGTGTTTCTCATCCAGGCCCCAATCGTTTATATCATCAAAGGATGACCCGGCAAGTGCTAGGTCAATATCCCCTGAATAATCTTTTTTTCCTACAGATCCTAGAGTTTTCATTTCTCTGAAGAATGGTTCTGCTTTTGGAAATATTGTTTTGAACTGTTTAAAAAACTCTAGTAGAGTTGGTTTAATATGCTCTTTTTTTATTGGCGCTGTATTATCGAATACGTTTCCTCCCATTATACTTTTTATTTATCTAAAGATACGCACAATACTTCTATTATGCAACTATTATATTAAATAAATAGTACTAAAGTTTGATAGTAGTTGGATATGAAGAGAACTTAGGCTCTGTTGTTGGATGCTCTATCTCATATAATTTATAGATCAATTTGAATAATTCAAAGTTCTTTTCTATCTCATCGATCACTTTTAACTCCCATCCTTTACCCTGTATCTTTTTACCGGCTTTATCAGCTCCTCGAGTTGATGCTTTCAACCAAAGAATAGCTGTCCTATCAATCTTAATACCTTTTGTTTCTTCAATTGATTTAGCATAAGCTGCCAATTGTAAGTCATATGATTTATGTAAATGATTTGATGTCTTAAAGTCAATTAACCAAACCTCTCCGTTTATTTTTACAACTATATCAGCTGTTCCAGCATACTTATGTGTATCTGAGTATGTAAACTCTTCTGTGAAGATTAGTTCAGGTTTTGCTACATCCCAAAACTCTTTAAACTTCATAATCATTCCCCATACCAATTCATTGTAACGGGCATTGCCATAATCATCCATCCATTGGATTTCTTTACCTTCTAATAACTCTTCGATTGCATTATGAGTTTGAGTACCTTCATCTCCGGCTCTTCTCATTATAATGTCTGAGTTATGTCCTACATCTTTCAGCCAAGATTCAAAGAACTTATTCTTTGGCATGTACTGTAAAATCGATGTGACTGAAGGATAGTAGACTCCTTCTGATCTTTGGTAAACTCTTCTATCTAAGAAGTTGATCTGTTTAAGTTCAGGTTTAAAATCTAACCTCTTCTTAGTGTGTTCTGACAAAACATTCTGTCCTTTTTGTATCATATTATGATAGTTTATAGCGGAGTAACTTTCCGAAGTCCATTTCCTCTGCCTGTTGTACATAACGAGTAAAGCTTGCAAAGCCCATCTCGCTTGGATCTTTATCTTGCATATCTACTAGATATACTTTCTTTCCCATATTCAGAAACTGTTCTGTGTATGAGAGTGCTTTTTTGAATGCATCCTTGTCCAGGGCTACATATATGTCTTCTACCTTGCTTGATACTATCTTTTTTATCAAAGATTTTGATAAAGACTTACCAAGTATAGGTACTGCGTTTCTTTTTACTGCTATTGCATCAAATACTCCCTCTACCAGTACTATGGGCTGGGACCAGTTGATTAAGTTTTCAAACCCTATTATATCTTTAGAACTCTCTGGATTCCTGTATTTATGATAGGCATCCTCATAGGTTCTGCCTACAAAGAAGTTTAGCTGGTTATTCTCGTTATATGAAGGAATAATCACTCTCCCTGTGTATTCTCCTGATGTACAGTATCCGATATTGTATTTTAAAAAGTCTCTATCGGTAAAACCCCTTTTATACAGGTATCTTCTTACTTTATTTGCTATAATAGATGTATGAGATGCTGTATAAAGTGCTTGAAATTCTTTAGGTAGTTCTACTGCAGATATAGGGACGTACCCCACTTCTTCACCTTTTCTTACGTATTTTAGTATTTCATATGCCTGTTCGGCCGGTACTTGAAGTTGCTTTAGTAAAGACTTAATTGTACGTCCTTTAAAGCCACATACCCAGCATTCAAATGGATTTTGACCATTCTCGTCTGTATACAGGTTTACTTCTAGTTTTGGTTTGTGGTGATTGCATTTTGGACAGGTAAATGCGTAGTTCTCCCTAGCTCTCTTGTGGGATTTTCCTAAGACATTTTCTATAAAACCTAATAATATATTACTACTCATAAAAGTACACAACTGATTGATATCGTAAGATATGAAAAAAGACTTGAATAAACAAGCCTTTCTTTAATTATTTCAACCTCTTAAGAAGTAGTTCGTTTTGTTTTACTAAAGTAAGTGTCTTTAGTATTGATTTTCTGCTCTTATTTGTCCTTGTTTTTTGAGGAGAGCTATGTGATACTTTTGCCATTATACGTCTATTACTTTTATTCTACCTCTCCTGTCTTACATTCTAGTCTATACATTTCGTGCAATTGCTTCTAATGTTTTCTTTGTTTTCTTTCCACCTTTATTCTTGTAAATTAAGTATAAAATGTTAATCTCATTATTAACCTTTATGTTGCCATTACCACTTTCTTTCACTTTCATATGTTTAAGGATAGCCTTTTCTAGTTCGTCTAAACTTCTAGGATCATCAGTCCCATATCTAGGATCACCAAGTTCATACTTTTCATTTTCCTTTAATATCTTACTAATTTCTTCTTTAATAATTTGTTTTAATTCTGATTTTTTCATGCTTTCGTTTTATTATAAACATTATACGTCTATTACTTTTATTCTACCTCTTTTATCTTGCATTAGATTACTCAGTCTGATTGAACCACCTGGTCCTTCTAGGTCTGGATATATTCCTAGCTCTTCTGCTTCCTCTAATATTTCTTCAATTGGAACATCTTGTTCAGATCCTGTGAAAGGCTCTAGATCTTCCATTGTGATTATTCCTAGTTTAGGGTTTCTAACCTCTACATCATATATGTATACGAAGTATTTAGTTCTCTGTCTTTTTATTTGCTGTGCATCTTCTAATTCCTCTGAATCAGTAGTAACTTTTAACACCTTATCTCCTACCGTAAAGACTGCTCCATAGTCTCCCTCTCCTAGATACTCTCCTCCTTGGTCAATGATGTCATTTACAAGTTCTTGGTATTCTTGAGTTGGATCTAAGATCTCTTTTAGTATGGAGAATAGTTTCACTAGTTTCTTAATTTAGCTGAAAATGCTCTAGCTGTTCTAGGAAGTGTTTGATCGTAAGGTCCTTTTACTTCTCCTGATTTTACTTTGGCAATTGCATCTTCTGGTGAAGTTGCTTTTACATCCCAGTCGTAATCCATATCGTTTACATAAAAAATTACTGTGTAGTCTTGTTCTGCTCCTTCTTTGTAGACAGGTTTTTCACCTCTAGTAATTCTAGCTACATTATCAGGATCTGCTTTGTCTAATATCTTGTTTCCTCTTACAGGATCTCCTTCTTCAGGACGTCCCTTGGCGATTGCTGTTAAGATGTTTCTGAAGTCATCGGTTGTTCCTCCTTTGGTTTCTCCACCTTGAGCATATTTTGAGTACCCTTTCATTGCTTCTAGTACTATCTGTTTTAATTCTGATCTTTTCATGCCTGTATTTCTATATAAATAGATGTTAAAATTCTAATATCCTTAGATCTAAATCTCCTGTTCCTTTTATTAAACGGTGATATGTATTTTTTGGAATAAAGATAGTTTCTTTTAGTTGTTGAGGGATTTCATCTTCTAGTTGAACCATCCAATTTGTATTGTTTAGTATCTCCACTTTACGGTCTCTTCTATCTCTATGCCAGACTAATTCATCTTCATTTATATCCTCTTTAAATTTTCTGAGGATTGTATCGAATGTTCTTAGTTCTTGATAAGGTGTTTCCATATTACCAATACCCGCTAAAGTTTCTACTTCCTCCTAGAGACTTCCAGTATCTTCCGATATTACAAGCCCAGTATCCCGGTTTTGTTCTATCTTTTTTCTTATCACATTGATGACGAGCAGCAAAAGAACTTCTTGCACCTGGTTCGTCTATCTTAACATTCAATCCTGTTGTACCTCCAAACTGTACTTTTTTAACTTTTTTAGTTTTTGGATCTTTAACGTATACTACGAATTTTTTAGAACCTCCTCTTTTAGGTTTTCCTAACTGTACATCCTTGCCCTGGTATTCTGCTTCGTTTATTTTCTCTAGATTAAAGTAATCCCAAAATTCAAATTCTCTTGCAAATTGATTATAGTCATCTGGGAATACTACTACTTGTCCTGAGTAGGAAACTGGCTTAAGTGCTATCTTATTATCGGTAATGTCGATAACTCTTAATCTGTTATTATTTTGGTCTGAAACGACCATGTTTCTTTTAACATATCCACCCTGTTCTCCTGCTTGTGGTTGTCTTGTATTAATTTCCTCTTCTTCCATTGGAAGATCTAGTGCAACTTCTTGTCCCTGAAATATTCCATGCTCTCCTATATCTGTAGTCTCTAATAATATTCTATCTGCTTCGCATAGTTGTAAATAACCGTCTCTGTGAAGAGATCTTGCCTCAGTGAACAGTTGCATGAATGCATTGGAAGAATACCGGTAGATATTCTCAGATAAAGGCAGTCCGTGCTTTAAATGGTAGTTTAGGCCAGGTGTTGTGTCAACTAAAAGGTTAAGTAGTTTTATCATAAAAATCTTTTTTAAAAAAGCGTCCTGATATGTTATCGTTAAAATAAATAGAACCTGGCTCTATGACCCCTTTCATATAAAGGTACTTATCCTCATAATAGGTCAACTGCTTCTTGGTTGGTACAAAGATAAGAATTTCTCTTGTGAATTCCGACTGTTTCTTTTCTTTTATTAGTTGCTTTATTTCTGGATGAGAACCATGGTAGGTTTTCCAATCTGTTTCCTTTATTACTGTCTTCTTTTTTGAAGATCTTTTATCGGTAATTAAGGCTAATTCTTTCTTTCCTAAAATTTTTTTTGTAACAGAAATTAATTGCTTTCTTCCTAGGTATTTTTTACCACTCGGAAGATGTGTTACTTCATAGATAAACCCGAAAGTGTTTTCGGGCATATCTGTAAGTTCTTTTATTTCTTTATTTTGATATAACCACATTTTTTATTATGTTTAAATTTTCCAAGGAAGACCGGTAGATGTTGCTTGAGCTTGCTCCTGCGATACTATATTTGTTACCTGGTCTTGAAGAGTGGATTCAATTGCTGATACTTCAGATGAACCTAAAGATGTCTTTACCCACTGTACTAAAGTTTCTTCAGTTAGACTACCATATGGTATAAACCCTGCTGAGGATGGGTTTCCTGATAGGTTTAACCTACCTATTTTTCTATCTACAATACCCTCTGATGTTACTGTACACCCGTAAATTAGTAGTGTAATTAAGCCGTCTGCTTTTTGATACTCTGTATCAAAGATGTTCCAAGTTGTTGTCATATTATTTTATTTTATTTATACTTAGTTATCCAATTGTTTCCAAGTACTGTTTAGGTAACAGTATATGTGTTCATCTGCTCCTGATCCTGATACTATTATCATTCCTGGTGTAGGTGTAGGTGTTGTTGTTCTTGGAGCAAGCACTAAGATGTCTTTTAGTAGTAATGAACCTGTTATTTCAACTTGTGAACCAGATGCAAAGATTAAGTTTGACCTACTACTATTTGCTGTTCCGTTTCCATGTATGAAAGCTGATTGTGCTGATGATGATATATTATATTGGCCTTGTATATGTTGGTAAGATCCTGATGAGACTGTACCTAATCCCTCTACATGTGAGCCATATCCTGATGCTGTTGTAAATAATCCTTCTGCATGTGAATAAGATCCTGGTGCTATTGTGCTAAACCCTTCAGCATGTGAGTATTCCCCTGATGCTGTTGTGTAGTACCCTTCTGCATGTGCCCCTACGTTTAATGTTAATGTATGGGCTCCTTCTGCATGTGAATGGTTTCCTATTGTTAGTGTATCTTCCCCTTCAGCATGTGAACCTTCTCCCACTGCTCTTGTTTCAAATCCTTCTGCATGAGAACCGGGCCCTACTGCTTTTGTCTGCTCTCCTTCTGCATGTGAGTAGTTACCTAATGTTACTGTATTTGTTCCTTCTGCATGTGAGTAGCTTCCACTGTTATAATTGGTATTCCCAGTCCAGGTACTTTTGTATGTCTTAAGATTTATAACATAGCAGGTAGATGTCGATATAGTAGCTTCTCGGAGTGTTATTAATGTGTTTGGTGAGTCAAAGCTTCTTGATACTATTGTATAGGTTGCGCTACCTATTGTTGGTGTATATCCGGTATCATCTACTAGTAGTAAATCTCCTGCGGTATATGAGGATGTGAAATTTCCTACTATTGTTAAAGACCCTGTAACACCGTTACTGCTTATAGACCCTGTATGTGCTCTAGTTGTTCCTGTACTTGTAGAAATTCCTTCTGCATGTGAGGCTTCTCTTAATGCTAATGTACTATCTCCTTCTGCATGGGAGTAGCTTCCTGATGACCTAGTATTACCTCCTTCTGCATGTGAATAATCTCCAGATGCTGTTGTGTTGTTCCCTTCAGCATGTGAACTAATTCCTAATGCTATTGTCTGTGCTCCTTCTGCATGAGAACCATCTCCTAAGGCTTTTCCCCCTAAAACGTGTACTTCTTCTGGAGCATCGTAATATCCTCCCTCAGCATGTGAAAAAGATCCTGATGCCAGTGTGTAGTAGCCTTCTGCATGTGAAGCAAGTCCTGATGCTACCGTATTTGATCCTTCAGCATGAGAGACAACTCCTGATGCCATTGCGAGATATCCTTCTGCATGGGAGTATACTCCTTGTGCTTGTGTGCTTTGTCCTTCTGCATGTGAAGCTTGTCCTATTGCTACTGTATAGTATCCTTCTGCATGTGAAAAAGATCCTGATGCTAATGTGTTAGATCCTTCTGCATGTGAGCTGTTTCCTACTGCGTTTGTATAATTACCTTCTGCGTGAGATGCAATTCCTAATGCTGTTGTCTGTGTACCTTCTGCATGTGTGTAGGATCCTGATGCTCGTGTAAGAAATCCTTCAGCATGTGAATATTCTCCTGATGCTGTTGTGTATTGCCCTTCTGCATGTGAACCTGTGTTTGATGCTAGTGAACCTGATCCCTGTGCATGTGAATATGGTCCTGATGCTATTACCCCTATTCCTTGAGTCATAGAACCTGAAATACGTAAAAAACCGTTACCTACTAGGTTATCTGTCGCTAGAATTGAAGTACTTGGGCTATATGTAAGTGTTGTTGTATCTACATTTAGTGATTGGTTAGCGCTTGCTGCTCCTACAAATGTAAGGAAATAAGTTACTGGTGTTGCATTTTGTGTGGTTATTCCTACCGTTCTTGAAGCTTCTGAATATGAACTTGAAACTGTAGTGGTGGAGGTTATAGCATGAGATGCAGTTAGTGCTCTATTTGTACTTGTGAATACAGATCCCGTAATGTAGGATGCTGTTAATGCATTGGATGCAGATAGTGCTCTATTTGTACTTGTGAATACAGATCCCGTAATGTAGGATGCTGTTAATGCATTGGATGCTGATAGCGCAGTTGTTGCTATGTTAGTTCCTGTAAAGATCGAACCTAATACATAGGATGCTGATATTGCGTGAGATGCTGATAGTGCTCTATTTGTACTTGTGAATACAGATCCTGTAATGTAGGACGCTGTTCCGAACAACGAACCTGTTACACCTTGAGTAACTACTATAGATCCT